GAGATACGCTGTGTTTGAGAGAAAATGTTGGGGTCAGCAACTGGCAATATATCTACTCTATCATCAAAGTCTGTTTGTTTAATCATTCTTTGACCCCCAACTACATCGTATGGATATTCTTGTGGTAGATATAACTTGAATACTCTAGCTAATAATTGAAACTCATTTTTAAGAGCTGAGTAAATTCTTTTGTGTATAGCAGACATGGTTCTTGAACCACGCTCCAGAAGTGCAACAGTTGTTCCAACTGCAGCTTGTTGATTACCGTCACCAACTTGCATGTCAGCTATAGATGCAAATCTTTGGCCTGCTTGAACTACTACACCCATCAACGCTAATAATGTTTGTGATGGTTCTTTAAACGGTAACATCATGAATGAATCTCTTAGATTACCTCCAGGTGCATCTACATCTCTAAACTCACCTGGTTGAATCGATTGTGCATCATCTCTGATTCTAATTCCACGCATCTTGAATCCAGCTGGCAGATTAGATAACGTTCCCGCATCTAAGAGCTGTCTTAAAGCTGCGGTCGCTGTTCTTGACAGTCCACCTATCATGTGGATTAGACCGAAACCATAGAAACCTAAACCTGGTAAAAATTTAAAATGTACAAAATATTGTATTTTATTTCTTTTTGGATCACCTACTTCATAATTTCTTCTGATAGATAATATTTCTCTTGATCCTTCTTCCAATGTTACAATGTATGGAAGTTTAATTCCTGACGGCTCACCAGTCTCTTGATTTACATCTTCAAAACCTTCTAGATCTAAATCTACATGACATTCTAACAAAGTGTAAACATCTTCGTTCTTTGCTTTTTTTACACCTTCTAATTCTCTTTCTTTTTTCTCCACATCAGTTTCAGTATCTTGTGGTGGAGATAATTCTATGTCTCTATAAAAACCTGCAACTTGTTGTTTTCTTAAATCGTTTTCAGAAATTTTTACTTTATGAATGATTGCTTCCGCATCGTCTAATGAGGTAGCCGTGTACGGAACAACCAAATCATCTGCAGGTACAAATTTAGAGACTGCTCTACCTTCTACTTCATCAAAGTAAACTTTTTTAAAAGTAGAACCTGCTAGTGGTAGGTGAAATAACATAGAATCGAACTCTGGTTCGTATTCTTTCATTTGATCCATGATTTGATAGTTCATGAAATCTTTTACACGAGTTGCTTGTAAAACTTTATCGGGAGATTGTATTCCTAAAATTTGTGTTCTTACTGGTCCATCAGCTGGGAGTAACTCTTTATAAGCGAGCGCCTGAAACTGAGTAACAGCTTCAGCAAGTACCGGGTGAGTCGCCCCCGAGGCACCTTGAAACGGTTCTGATCTGTTGTCATATTTAAATCCTAATAAATCTAAACCTTGAGTATACGACTTTTCCCAATCTTTTCTAGACATAGAATAGTCCATGTATTTTTGATTAAGTTCAGAACCTAATGAACCTAAAACTTCATCAGGTAAAAATTCTGCTAAGTTAGAATAATGATCTTCTCCACCTTCAGGGTTTGCAGCCTCTGGATCTAAATTTATATCAACCGATCCGTCTTCATTTTCTTTTACTTCAATATCTTCTGGTGACTGCTGTTCTTCTTCAGCAGCTTCTACTACTTGTTCTTGAATTTCTTCTTCGCCAGGAATCGTTATCTCTTTTCTAGGTTCGTTTGGAAGAGACTTGTCTATGTCTGCCATTTATTTTCTCCGTTAATTTTACTGTTTTAACAGTATTATACTTTAAATTCAAGCCTTGGGACTGCGGACCTTTTTTAGGTGGAGGACCACTCTTTTTACCTTTACTCACCTTTAGCAATCTTTTCTACGTTTGTTATTTCATCAATAATTTCTTCTTCAAAATCTATATCGACATCACCATTAGGTCTAATTCTACCAACCTCTTGTCCTTCGTATTCAAAACCACCTGGATCCTTTATAGTTGTTTTTGTATCTGGATCTACATCATATCCTGGTTTTCTATATTCTATAACTGCAGGTGCTCCTTTATCTGTTTGAAATTCTACTCTTGTGTATGGTTCATCATCAATAACTTTGACTCCTGCGTGTTCATATATTACTCCACCAGGCTCATCCCCAGTAAATCTTGCTTCTCTCATAACTCCTTTATTTTTTACATTTTTAACTAAATCAAAAAATATTTCTTCTGCTCTTGACGCTCTTTGAACAGCTTCTGTTGTTTTTGTAACTTTTGAACCACCTCTAAACAAATCTAAAAGATTTATTAAACCAGTTGCTAATCCACCAGCTACTCCACCACCTATTGCAGTTTTTTGTAAGAACTTTCTTTTGCTTGGGTCTTTCGGAGATCCATCTGAAAAAGTTAATCTACCACCATTTGAAAGATTTATTCTACCACCATCTGCATATCCTAAAAACGGAGTTAATTGAGGAAAGCCCATTTGTTCATATTGTTCAACAAGTTTTGGATCAGCTATTCCTAAATTTCTTCTAAATCTTTTTTCTATTTCTTCTTCTGAAGGCATTTGAGATTTTTCACGTTCAGCTAACTCAGAAGCTGTAAAAGGAAAAGTTCTATCTGTTCCAGTTTTATCTAATGGCATATCAACATACCTATCTTCTATATCTTTTTTAGTAAATGTTTTTTGAAGATCTTTTATTCCAGCGGATTCTAATCTTTGTAATAACGGATACTGTCCTTTTTCATCTGGTTTGTAATAACCAGAAGATTGAATTTTATCACTTAATTTGTATGCTTGATCTAATGCCTCAAATTGTAATGCAGGGGTATTAATTTTTGGAGCATGCAAATTAAAACTTTCTTGTATTTTAGGTTTATTTTTAGCTTCTTCAATAAAATCTTTTAAAACTTGTTCAGTGTATGATTCTTTAGATACTCTAGCTCTTGGATCATCAACTGTACTAAAATTAGTAATTTCATCTTCACTAGGTATTAATTTTTTTAAACTACCACTTAACCTATCCATTTTGTTTATATGCATAGCCATATCACCTATTGCTTTATCTCTTTGATATAAATTATATAAGGGACTATCTTTACCGTATTCTTTTTCTGCTTCTTCTATTTCATCTCTACCCGCACCAAAAAATCCTGCAGTTGATGCAGCTATAGCACCTTGAACATCACCTCTCAATAAGTGAGGAGCCATGAGCGCTGTTTCAATTGCAATATCTACTGGAGCTACAATTGTACCAAATACTTTACCTGCTGCCCTTGCAGCCCTAAGAACTCTAGCCTTACCTGCTTCAGTAGTTGCAGCTTTTTTCATGTTTCTTGTTATTTCATCTGGAGTACACGCCAGTGAGCCTGTGCCTAAATTTAATTTTTGTGTATTACAAAATTCACTTAATTCTTTAGCAAGCATTCCTTTACCATTTTCATACTCATAAATTTTACTCATTATTTCATATCTTTTATTTGCTGCTTTAGCTAATTCAGGATTATCTTTATAAAGTTCTTTAATTCCTGAAGATTGTTTTTCTAAGTAAGAAACAACAGAATCTGGTAAATCTTTTGAAGTTTTTAAAAAATTAAATGCAGCATCTTCCATAGCAGTTGGAACTAAAACTTTATTTTTAGAATCTATTTTAGAAAGAGAATTTCCAAGGCTTCCTGTGCTTTTAACTATATATTTAATTTGATCATCAAAATTACTAAACTTAGGTGAAACTTCTTGCTCTAATCCTTGTACATAAGGTCGTAGCTCTTCATTTATAGAAGCAGCTTTGTTTAATTCTGAGAAAAATACATTTTGTGCTCCTGTAGATAATCTAAAATTATTAAAAATACTTTTTGAAACTCCCCTTTCATGTTCAATGTGATTAGTCATTGTCTTAGTTGCTCTTTCAGAATAGCCTTCTGGTCTAGCTCTAGTTTTTATTTTTGAAAGAATTTTAGGTGCAACTTCTGCGTACGTAGACATTTTTCCTGTAAAAGGATCTTTCATTTCTGTTGCATTTAATTTATTGCTTGCTTCTACTATATTTTTAACTTCTGAAAATTCAGGTAGATTATCTATTAATTTTAAATTACCTATTTTTAAATTTTTTGGATTATTTGTAATTTCTGTAAAGCTATAATATTTATCGTATTGAGGAAACTCAGGATCATCGTATCTCATTAATATATCTAAACCTTGACCTGGTCTTGCATCTCCATATTTTAATTTAATAGGATTTCCTTTTTTATCTAATTTATAAAATGAAATAGGTCCTTGTCCTCTTGTATTTAAATAAACTCTATTGGCCTCTCTAGCTATAAATTGATACGGTAGTTTACCATATGTAAGTTTTGTATCTAAAAAACTAGTCACATTTTTTTGTTTGTTGTCTGCTAATTCTAATAAATATCCAAACGATAATTTTTCTTTTGATGCCTCTGTTGAAACAAGTTTTGAAATATATGATAATTTATTTTGTTTTTTTCCTGCTTTATCTACGTAGTTATATTTTTTATATTCAGGAAGTTCATACATTTCTTCACGTATCATTTTAGTTCCTATTGTTGATCCCATTAATTTTCTAATTTCTTCTGGTATGGGATTTTTAAGTTCGTAGTCAGGATGGGTTATAACTTCTAAAGCTCTTTTTATTTTAACTGTTCTACTATCCACCATTTTTTTAGCTAGTTTAGAAAGCTCACTGGTTAACTCAAAACTGTCTTTAGAAGCTTGTACTCCTACTTTTGCTGTTTCTGGAATAAGTTTTCCCCTAAATATTTTAGATAGACCGCCCTTTTTATGTGATTCAAGAAAAACCCCATCTATTTTATTATTTTCTTCAATTATTAATTGTTCAGCTAATTCCATTTTTTTCTTATTTAAAAGATTTTTATATCCTTCTTTAGCTGGATAAGGTCTTTCTTTCGTTTCAAATTTTTGTAAAGAAGTAGGATTTTTTGGTCCTCCTTGTTCATTTATAAATGCCATCCATGAAGGAGTTTTTAACATATTTTTATTTTTCATATCTAATTCAATTCTTTCTAAATACTTATCGTACAGATTATCGTAAGATTTTTGTGATATTTTTAAATTAGATAATGATTTATCGTAATCCCCTCCTGGTTTTATAAATTCTTTTAATTCTTCTTCGGTTCCCTTTACTGTCATATTTTTTTGATTTTTAGTGTCCCATAGTCTTACACTGTGGGTTTCTGTATCTGATTTGGGATTTTGTAGTTTTATTATTTTAGGATTAGCAAGACCCTCACGTGTTCCAAGATTTTCACCTTGTATAATACCACCACCTATTGCAAAATCTTCTCTTGGTTCAAGCTCCTTGACTCTAGCTCTTAACTCTGAAGGATTAAATGGATCCTTTAGATGAGACATCATCTGTTCGTAATTTCCAACTTTCATTAATCAAGTCCCATTAAATAATTTAGACCACCATTAGCATTTAATTTTCTATTTTTTAATGTTCTCATCTTTGTAAGTTCTAAAACTTGATCTTCAGGATCCATTGTAGATATTTTAACAGCCTCTTCCATAGAAATATTAAACTCTTCTGCTATTTTTTTAGCACCTTCCATTCCTCTTCCCTCACTTCTTGTATAAAAATCTACAGTATCATCATCGTAAACAACTAAACTTTGTTTTGGATTATCAACTAATTGTGTAGTTAAATTTCTAAATACGTTTTCATTATTTGCTTTTAATGGATCATCTTGTATTTCTTTTAATATTTTAGGAAAAACTTCTTTAATATATTCACCCACTTCTGAATCATCACCTAAATCTCTAATAGTATTTTTTATTATCTGTTCTAATACTTCTGCTTTTGTAAATCGACCTTTACCTGCTTTTGGTTTATCTACACCACTTGATGGATTTTTATTTTCTGTATTAAATCTATTAAACTCTTTAGTCAATTCTCTTTCTGCTTCTCTTTGTAAAGCTTTTTCTGACATCTCTTTTGACGTTTTACCTATTTTTGTAGAGCCGGGTGCAATATCATTTAACATATCTATTAATGCTTGTGATAAACCTTTTTTAAAACCAACACGTCCACCTGTTGCAAATGCATCATCCACATCACCTACTACATACATATCATCTACAACTTTATTTAACATTTTATCATTGATAGAAACACCTTCATCCATATATCTTTGTTTTGCATATTTTATAAATCCTTTTATATCTTGAGAATTTACATATTTACTGGCTTCTCTTCCGTACAATATGTCTGTTCTCAAATCCTTACTCATTCCTAAAATATCTTCTGTTGCTTCATCTAGGTAAGTTCTAACATCTACAAACATGTAACTTGGAGCATGCTTCTTTAACGTTGCGCCTTCGTCTACATCTACATCATAAAAGTCTTCTATAAATTTTTTATCTGCTTCAGTTTTTGCACCATACTTTTCGTAAAGAGGTTTTAGTTTTCTCTGTATAGCTTGTTGGTATTGAGCTCTTTGATAATCAAATTGTTCATTAAAAAATTTATTTTCTTCTTTAGTAGAAATTAAAAATGATCTATCTTTATTTGCTCTTTTCCAAGACTCTAAAGAATCTTCAAAACTAGTATTCTTTGATCTTGGAATCATGTTTGCAACATCCAATATGTTATCAACCTTTTTCTTTCTGTTTGTCATCAACACATATTCTTCTGAGTTGTCACGCATGTTTTCTAATTGCTTAATTGAATTACCTAATACCTTTGATTCACGTGCTAGTGCCTGTAAACTTTCATCATTTAGTTCTTCTAAGGTACTTAAATTATCTAGTATGCTATCAAAATTATCTCCTTTAGGTAAACCTACGTCTCCTTCATTTCTTACAATTTTTTCTAAGTCACCCATAGGATCATCTTTTGTAAGATTATTTCTATCTCTAAAACTAGTTATTCCACCAGAGATTCTTGATTCCTGAACCGGTGTATCTTTGAATAAATTTTGTACAGCAGTTTCCATCTGAGCAGATGTTGCTCCACTACCTTGTAACACTTCTAAAGCTTGATCTCTTGTTATCTTGCCTTCTTTAGCAAGAGGTCTAAGTTTATATATAAGATCGAATAGTCCTTTTGACATTAATAATACACTCTCTGTTTCTGTGGTAAGGGTTCATCCTGATAGTCTTCAGGGTGTTGAATAAGTCCACCTTGTCTAAATCTCATTACTGCCTGTGTCATACTATCTACCAAATCGTCATGGTCACCGTATGGAAAAGCAGCACATTCTTCTATTACATCCTGTGCAAACTCCATTTCGGTGGGCGCCCATATTCTCCCTGACTCAAACAGAGGAGAAACACTGTTAACTCTCGTATGTTTATCATTTCCTTTTGATGGTGTAAAGTTAATTACTGGGATACCCATTTTTCTTAATTCATAAGTCAAAGGCAGTCCTGATGCTTTAGATTCAACAATAACTGTTTCAGGTTGCCAGTATCCATATTGTTCAAGCGCAATCCTACGTAACTCTGGAAACTCAAATCTATCCTTGACTGCATCAAGAAGCAAGAGGCATGGACCACTGTCCTCGTCAGGTGTGAACACTCCCCATGTTGTAATAGCAGAATAATCCGCAGTTTCTTTTTTCATGAAAGCTGTATCGTAAGACTGAATAACGTGTTCTAGTTTAGGTAGATCTCCCTCATATTTTTTCCACCACTCACGTTTAATAAGTGCACCCTCCTCTGAAGTTGGGTTCTGCATATATTGTGCATTCCACTTTGAACCAGGAATCGAGGCCTTAACAGCTTCCAAATCTTTTATGTTCCAGTATTCAGGCCATAAAGGTTTACCTGATGGTAGGATTGCAGGGAACTCAATTACTTCCCATTGATCAGCTTTAGGTTCCTTCTGTGCAGAAATTAATCTACCTGTTAAATCTTTTTCATTCCAACGAGTCATTACAATTACAATCGTTCCACCTGGCTGTAAACGTTGACGTGGACCAGAGGTATACCATTCGTAAGTTCTTTCAAGAGCTGCGGAGTTTAATGCATCTTGTTCAGTGTGTGGATCATCAATAATCAAGAGATCGGCACCACGACCCGTGATCGCGGATCCAACACCTGCTGCATAATATTCACCACCTTGTTGTGTCTCCCATTTACCTGCAGCTTGAGAATCTTCTTTGAGTCTTGTTTGAAATACTTCTTTGTACTCAGGTGAATCCATAAGTTGTTTTGCTTTACGTCCAAACCTTACAGATAATTCAGTTGTGTTAGTGGACTGTATAATTTTTAATTTAGGATTTCTACCTACCATCCATGCAGGAAGTAGATAAGATGCAAACTCAGACTTAGTATGTCTAGGTGCCATATTAATTATGACACGCTTTATCTTTCCATTTGCAATATCATTAAATTTTTTTGCAACTCTTTTATGATGGGACCCTTCTACAAAATCAGGCCAAACGTGTTTTACGAAAGCCATAAAATCATTTCTGATTGTAGACTCCTTTTTCTTTTCTTGCCACTTAGCCATGTATAGGGCTAATTGTCTTTTCACGTCGGGCGGTAACTTTTCAAATTTTTTTAATTTTTCTATGTCAATTTCCATATGGTACCATAAAGTATTTTAGGCCTTTGAGTATCCAAAACTTGGCAAAATGTCGCACCTGTAGGGACCCCTTTTTGTGTAACTGTATATTAAAATAAAAGAAAGTTCAAATTTTGGATTGAGCCTGGTACCTCTATTGAGAGGTACCAGGTAGAAAGGTTAAGCCCAACGCTTGAGGGCTTGTTTTTTTATTAGGATAGCAGGACCAGACACCCAGTCATCATACCCGAATAAATATTTATCTTTAGTAAATGTAGAACGCCACAACTTAGTTGCGTCTTCGTTTACTGGCAAACCTAATAGTTTACCCTCTTCGTTCATTATCATATAGTCACCATTAGGAAACTCTATTCCTTGGACCATACCACCAACAAACTCTTGAGCCGACTCCAACGTCGGCTCATCCTTAACATTGTCTATGATCTTTAGTTCCATAATGCAGACTCCACAACTCCACCGTTCGTTGCTTTGTTTAATGCCTCAAGATACTCGGTCTCAGTCATCTTAAGTATATCGATACAAAACATATGTTTGTTTGCTTGCAACCCTGGAGACTTTAAATAGTCAACAGCCTTGTCCAGGATGTATTGTCTTTTGGAGCCACCTGGTAAAAACTCTTTTTTTAATTGTTTAGTCATATTTTCCTTTCTGTTAATAGGACTATCCTATACTATTTGGTCCATTGTTGTCAACTTGTTTTTCAACTATTTCTGTATTCGTCCAACTATATCCATGATTATTATGGGTTGTTTTCTTAGGGTCCTCGATAGGTGTTTCAAGGCACTCGGTTCTAGGACCTAGGGCAATGGCTCTTGACCAATGTTTATTCATAAAATCTAGCCAACAGCCTTGACTACAAAAGTGTGACCAGACAGTATCCTTATTCCAATTAGTTTCCCTAATCTTACGAGTTCTTAAAACTTTATTTCCTTTAGTTCCTCGCACCCTGTCAAGAGTGTGAGATTTATGGCAGTTAGGACCATGGCACCAATGATAAGTCATTTTTCTAATACCTTTATTAAGTCGTTAATTTTCTGCAAATCATGTACTGAACAGTTTGTAATGTATTCTCTTAAATCTTCTCGCATTGCATTCTGTTCTTCCCTTGCTTTTGCTTTGTTTCTTGATTGTACTTCTTGCACTATTTCATCTTGAACAGTCATGATTTTACACTCCATGATTTAGTTGCTGTTCTATATCCATTGGCGTCTATATCCCAATAAGTCATACAGTTATTTCCATTCTTACTTTCAAAGTATTTTGATTTTTCATCCCACAACGCATTTCTTGTAATGTGCTTTGCGTCCTTGTTTGAGTAGTATGTTATTTTAAATTGTTTTCCTGTTATCATTTTTACCTTTCTGTTATGGGCTAACCTTATATGATTAGCCCATAAATTTATACTTACATAATTGTCGCACCTTGTTCTTTTTTAAACATGGCGATTTTCTGTTCTCTAGTTAATTCAACTTTGTCCTCTAAAAGACTAGCCAAATTTTCTGGACTATAAACTGATAGAGCCAAACTACTACTTTCGTTTAAGATACTTTCATTTAAAGGTACTCCCAATTTATCTGCTAAAGATTTTGCTTGGTCAAAATATTTATATGACTTTAAACCTAATCTAAGTTTTTTCATCTTCTCATTAGTGTAGTCAAATATTTTTTCATGTGCCATGATTACATTATCTTTTGCAACATTATAACTGTTCAAGATTTTATAATCTGTTTCACTAACTTTAAACTGTCGAGTATGACAATAAGAAGTTCCAATTACCCAAAGTTTGAAATCATTTTCCCACTCGGCATTTGGTTTAATGGCTAGTGACTTATCTTCATTAGAAGAATTACTATAACCTAAAAACTTGTCGCAATTTGTTTCTTCTTCATAGTATCTAGGATTTCTTCTTTCATCACTCCATTGATAATTAAAATCTGGATTAAAACCTTTTGCTTTTAAATCATCTCGATAATAAGCATATCCAAATTTTCTTTTATCATCTAAACCAAAGTTGACATAAACAACATCATAATCATCTTGAACATTACCCTCATCATCTGTTTTTTGATATTCATGTTTAAATTGAAAACAATTGTCATGGTATAGTTCCCCACCACTTCGACCATATTTATTATTCATGGCTCTAACTGTTTCTATATCTTCTTCTGGTTGATGTTTTCTTACAATCACTTCAACAAATTTTTTCATCTGTTCTCTTACTTGATTGTAATTTTCTTTTGCTTTGTTATAGTTCTGCATGACAGGACTATCTTCTCTTTCCCAATGCGATTGAAATACATTTGCGATTGCATTTCTTTTTTCTGCGTTGAGAGTTAGTCTTTTTTCTTTTGACATATTTTCCTTTCGTTAATTATTTTTTTTTTTATATGACTTGAAATTTATTGTCAATAGGATTATATGGGATTTATCAGCCTCATTTGTAAGTTTATCGCTGAATAAAACTATAAACTTTCGGGTTAAGACCCCACGTCACACCACTCGCTAAGAGTCGTCTTCGTTGGGGTGCTGATCCCTGGTCTATTGGCCGACGGATGTAACGATTAACTTCGTTGCCGACCACCGATGGACCAGGGATCAGTCAACGCGCCGCCGCCGCTGTACACAGGGACCCTGGCGTTGGCTGGTCTCCCTGGTCCATTGTGCCCCGGTAGCTACGGGCTGGCGCAAGTCAAGAGAACAATGGACCTGGAATTAGTTTAGAATGATTTTAATTAACAGGTGACATTTTTTTTATTGACTAAAAGCTTCAAGCGGCAAGCTTCAAGCTGCGACAAATATGTATAAGATTTTTGAAAAAATTTTTGGTATAAGGTATGTAACGCATTTATTGCAAATGCAGCGCTGGACGAGAGGCAACTGAAACTAGATGAGGCCCGGTGAAGTCATGTAGATCGCCAAATGGGGTGTTTTGATACGCGGGCCAGCGCACAACAGAAAGGATAACATGAAAAAATATATACACATAAACCAGCACATCATTAGAAGAAATAAATCTAATGGTTACAATGAACCGGTGATTACTGTTAAGACTTATAAAAGCAATGACTACGGTCATGAGGTAACGGTTAATGGACCATGTAAAATTGTCTACAGCCCTGATAAGCCGCTCAGCTGCGGTGCCAGAGTATGGATTGAAACAGAGGCTGGCGTGACTGTTGTTAACCAATCCCCAGCTTCGAAGAGGGATGTCGCGTGAGAATTAAACACAACGACCTGACCTGGTATTTTATCAGGCCACATGACCAGCTGCCGGCTTCTTACCTGAAGAGCTGCAACAAGTTTTTTGAAAGCCTCAAGCCTCAAGCGGCAAGCAACAAGCGTCAAGCTGTCCCAGTGTTTAAACCGGGTAAACGTGTTAAGAATAGATTCAGGAGGAATATATGAAAGTTAAAACAGCAAAACAAATCACTCACTCACTTGGCAAGCCTTCTAAGATGCCTGGCTTCAGTTACGGGCTGCCAGCTCAGGAATG